AATGCACTCAGCGAGCTCGTCGCAGAGGGCCGCGAGCTTGGCCGCGTCTGCGGCCGCCTCTGGGCCGATGAACAGGCCACGCATCGAGAGCCCGCCGTCGGGCTGCGGTGCCGGCGTAGGGGCCGGGCGGCCCTCTAGCGCCCACGCCAAGAAACACCCGGCGACGAGGCAGGCTGCGAGCGTGTAGCGCGTGCGGTCGCTCATGCGTCGCTCCCGGCCACGAGGGCCAAAGTGAGCACGTCGATTGCCGCCTTGGTCTTGTCGTCGAGGGCCTTCGTCTGCACCAGGCGGAGGCGGACGTGGGCGAGGTCGGCGATAGCCGATTGGTAGGTCGGGGCGAGGTGCGGCAGCTTCGTCGCCGCCTCCGACGGCCCGAGGATCACGGGCCGGGCCTTCCACGCGGACGGACCGAAGAGCAGGGCGGCGGCGGCCCCCAACAAGGCGACGTAGATCATGCGGCGGCCTTTCTGACCAGCGGCAATAGGGACTCGATCGCACCCGAGGCGACGAGGAGAAGCAGTTGGCGGGCGGCCGGGCGGACGATCAGCCAGACGGGCCACGCAAGCGGCGGGATCGCCTTGTCGGCCACGCTGTCGAAGAGGAGCCCGACGGCGTTCAACACAAAGACTTTGCGGTCGGCCCCGTCGACCGGGATCGCGTCGGCTGCGGCCATGGCGATCTTGAGGAGCGAAACGGTGAGTTCGGCAAACTCCGAGACCGTGAGGCCACCAACGGCGGCGCTTCGGGCAGTT